AGGTAGTCTGAAAAAATGAGGCCCATTATCCGTCACTTTCTGCCACTTTGAAGAAGTCTGATGGGGGGACTTGGACGATAGCAGAAGATGGACAGCGTAGAGGGTCGGGGGTCAAGATCGGGGCGTAGCTGTAATTTCCTTCCGACATGTTGGCTGGGAGTTTCACACGAACTGAAAACAAAGCCGATGTTTTTGTGATGGGGGCTTGGACAGCGGTGAATGGGTAGCTGTACTCTGAAACGATACCATTTTTCTCATACGACCAAAACTGAGCAAGGACAGTGGTGGAGCATGACCGGTTGCGGCGAACTTGGTACAAGAACACTACTGCCTCCCCCGCATTGTACGTCGCTGCGCTTGGGAGTTTACCGCCACCCTCAAACTCAACAAATCCACGGGGTGCAGGTAGGGCGTTCTCAATGCGATTGAGTTGGGCCGATACATCCAGAAACTCAGCCCGGAGTTCGTTCAACTTGTCACTGAAGTATTGGTCGATGCGGGGTTGAAGTGCCCACCAGATAGCGCCCCAAAGTACCCCGGTAGCGACGATAAGAGCAGCGGCCCCTTTGGAGGCGGTGATGAATGCTTTCCAGATGCTTTCATCGGATATTACATGGTCACTCATGATAAGGTGGCCTTATATTTGAGAAAAGGGAGCGCAGTCATAACCGCACCCCCCTATCGTAGCACTCACCTTTAAGTAGAACCAATCCCTATTTAGAGGGGGGGGCCTATACTTGGATCAAGTGAACAAGATTTGAATTTCATCGTCCCCATTGAGCCGTGCCAAGGCACCATCAATTTCGAAGACACGGATGTTCTCCCGGTCGGAGTAACCGATGGTAGTCATCTGGTGGTTGGGCGCATGGAAAAGAACCGTGTTCCCGTCCACTGTTCCGTGACGGACGAACCATTCAACCGATGTACCCGCCTCAAGATAGCCCCAGATCGGCTCAATGGCCGCTAGGATGCTTTCAGGGTCATATGTGATCGTGGGTTCGCGGGCGGTCAGGAAGGCCCCCTCTGTGGCGTTAGACGCGTTGATGCAGTCTCGGATGGCGATGTTGTTCGCCATGTCGATGCCCCAGTTGGCCGCACACAAGTTCGACTGTTTGGCTGCGAGGCGTTGGGCGATGGACAGTGCCGCGTATTCGACCTGCGCCGGGTCAGTGTCTTCGAACGTGCCGGTGAGTGTGGCTGCGTCGATCTGGTTGACATAGGTCCCTGTGAACTCAAACGAGAAGACGGGGAATTCACCCACTGTGGCCGAGACAGACACGGTTCCACGCGCGCCCAGCAAAGTGTGCTGAATGGATTGCCCGCTTTCGTCGGGGAACTGGATGCGAAGGGTGATGGAGGACACGTTGTCGGATACCGGCGTATACAGATAGCCGATGGGCCGGATGTGGACCCAGTACACGTCGCCTATCACCGGGTTGTTCGACTGGAAGTCCGGGGTGAAGGTGGCGATAGTGTTGCCGTCATTGTCAAGGATGGAGATTTCAGACCCGTCCGTGAGGATGACATCGTTACTGTCAGACATGTCCACCACGCCTGTACCGCCAACCGCAAAGGTCGCTTCGGAAGGGTGCGTGATTGAAGCCGTGGCCACGCCAGAAGCCCCGCTCGTGGTGATCTCCACTTTCATCTTGAGGTAGACACCCCCGGTGTAAGCGGTGCTGTCCCCGTAAAAGTTCAGATCGCCTGTGTTGGCGGTGGCTGGAACAGTCCGGTACACGCACTCGACGGCGGTGTTGATCTGCGTCTCAGAGAACCCGCACGCTTGCAACAGACGCCCGATACGGGGGGCCACGCTTGCGTCAGTGATGCCGTTGGACTTGACTTCAAGGTCAAACGTCATGGACCCAACTTTACGGGTCACAAGGCTCTCAAACGGGGAGATGGAGTTGGATACGACTGCGCGCCGTTGCGATGTGATGTCCGGGTTGAATTCGGGGCTGATCACTTCGAACGCGTCGGTCAGAGCACTAAGTGCCTGTGCAGTGTTGAATGTGGCTTCGGTTGCAGCAAGCAGCAAACCACGCTGGAATTGGATCGTCATTGGAGCCTCCTAGTTTTGGATAATTTCTCGGAGCCTCCTGCTGCGAGAGTTGACCGCATCTTAGAGGCCCGCGAGTTCATTTGCAAGATGAGCTATGTGCGGGGGTCGGTTCGTTTGGTCCGGTACTGCACGGAAATAAATAACACGACTTCTACCGTCCTGTCAGCCGTGTTGATACGCTCCGTCACGTTCGACGTGAACAGGGTTGCGTAGGCAAGTCCACTCCATTTGGAGTTGGCTTCCACGATTTCTTCAAGATCGGCCAGAAGATTGTTCGCATATGCACGCGGGGTTTCACCCCGGGGGCAGTTACCGATGGCTTGGAGTTCGATTGACAGGCGGCGGTCCCGCTTATCGGGGGAGACGACTTCGATGTAAACTTCATCGTTTTCGATCACGCTGAGGGTGTTGATGCCCTTGTGTTCCCGCCCGTCCTTCGGGGCGTCAAAGACACGACCAAAGACAGTCCCCCCTTGGGTGTCGGTGATCGTCATGGCGGTGAAGACACGTTCCACCTCCGTCAGAAGTTGCTCACGCTTACTATCCGGCATTGAATTCCCTCAGCAATTCTTGGGCCAGTTTGTCGGCCAGAAAATCCGTCCCCGCTTCGAATGCTTCTTGGAATGCCAGACGCTTCGGGATGCGGACGGACTTCTTCAAAACGTAAAGAGGGACCATCCCTGTCCCCTTCTTTTGCATGATCAAAAGGTTACCCTTCTTCGACTTTATGATGAAGGTATTCGGCCATGATCGGGCAGTAGGGCGCTTCGGTGTTCCGTTGGTGTTCAAAGCGGCGGGGAGTGGGATGGTGAGATACTGCGCGTTCTTCGCCCGGATGGTCGCCCCCCGTTCGTGGACAACAGCGATACCAGACAGGGTGAAGGATACTTCCGGTTCGTCGGTGACTTTGATCAAGCTATCGTTGAGGGATGCAGCCAATCGCCCAGATCGTTTCGACAGTGTGCCGGGAAACATACCCTTCTCTGAAGTGCCGGATGGGTAAGGGGTCGTCACGCGGTCGTGGACGCTCTTTACAACGCCCCTCATGTAATCCCGCAAGACACGACGGGCGACGGGCTTGAAGCGTTCTGTGGTGGCGGACAGGTCGTCTCCGAACGCTCTGAGGCCCCGGTCAACGTCACGATAGCGTTGGCCCTTCCACTTCAACTCTATGGAGACGTCAGGAAGCATGCCTCACACCGACGGTTCGGTGAACCGGGGCTGGTAGGCCGCGAGATGGAGGCGTGCATGTCGGCTGTAAGTTTGGGTCAAGTTCGCCCGGAGTTGGCGCATGTCGCTTGGGGTGTCTTCGGTTTGAAACATGATGTGCGTTGAAAGGTTCAAAGCCGTCTGTGCCATGGCCGCTTCTGACAGCCAAGAAGGGACTTCATCAAATTCACTGTCGGTGTTCACGTCCAGACCGCCGGAGTATTCGATGGCCACCCACAGCCCGTCGAGTTCGATGCCGAACGTCGAAAAGACGCCTTGCTCAGAGTTCAGGAAGCCATGGTCGCTTTCCCCATCACCAAACACATCAGCCACAAGGGTGAAGCTGTTGGCGTCCCCGTTTCGGATGTGGATGGGGGTTGTCGCATACTTGGCGACGGCGGAGCCTGTGACGAACGCACGGGACATGAGGAAATCCGCCGTGTTGGCGTTCGCCCCGTGATAGGTCCGATCCACAAAGTAGAAGTCACGCCGGGTGGCGTATACATCGAATGAGTTGAACCGGAAGCGGGAAGCCATGTCCTGTGTGGCGGAAAGCGAAGACCGCTCCACCGCGTCCAGAAAGTCGGGGACGGTCAGGTCAATGCCGAACCGATCACTGAAGTGTTGGAGTGCGAACAGGTGCATGGCTTCCCCCAGATCATTCCACGGTCACAGCGTCGGATGGAGCGGGCTTTACCTTCACGGCGGATACCGGGGGCGTGCCTGCACCAGCCTTCACGGCGGTCGAGGGTTTGTTAGCGGCGTTGGATGCGGTCGCGCCACCCCGGCCTTTTGATTTTGGCAGATCGGATGCAGACATGTCACCCTTCTCTAACCCGTGCAGGTCATCGTTTGAGACCGGCTTACCCTTTTGATCGACAACAGCCCCAGCGGAGGCAAGGGCGATTGCTTGCTCTTGGGTCAGCGGGGGGTTGGCTTTCATGTCGAAGTCATCGTCGTCAACTCCGGGTCCGTTGATGTCGCCAAACTGCGGCGGGAAGATTTCATCAATCGGTTCGGCTGGTGTCGGGTCAAAGTCTTTGAAGAACCCGGTGTTTTTCACGAGGTAGTCACGGGTCCGCTTTTGAACTGTGAGTGTGCCGCCACGGGTGATGTGCATGCCCTTGAAGCGGTAACTGCGGGGGCCGGTGAGTTGCACCATGTAGCGGGTGCCCTCTGCGGTTTGAACTGTGAACATGGGACGTCTCCTTTGTCACCAGCAAAGCTGGGATATTGCACGCCCCGACGTGAGGCGGCTTTTCGCAAGATGACAGCAAGGGTCAGTGCACGCAAGTGCATTTGTAAGATGGGGATTAGTGTAACAGAACGTGGCAGGATTTGCACGCCCACTGTACTTCCAATGGTTCGCTGTAATCGGGGTGGTGTGCTTCAATCAAAAAGGGCCACCCCGAAGGATGGCCCGATCTTATGGGAAATACATAGGAAGTTGGAACCCCTTATGTATTGGCGCCTCCCACATTATTATAGACAACCAGAGCTTCAGCTTCTTCAACCACGACATCTACACGTGCGGTCAGAACCAACTTGTAGACGCGGGACGAGATGTCCTTGTCGTATTCAAGTGTGATCTGGCGCTGAATGCCAAGGATGAGGTTCAGCGGGTTGGTCAACAGACCATGGTCGTTTGGCATCAAGTGCACGGGTTGAACCGGAACACCGAAGCCGAATACCGGGTTGAACCCTGTGATCGTGTTGTCACCCAAGCCAGTCGAACGTGCGGCCAGAGTGTCACGGTATTCGATCTCGTTGTCCACACTCAGGAAGTGGCGCATGGACGCCCGGTCACGATGGTACTCAGGTGGGAGCGATTGCAGACCGGCCTTGAACATGGACCGCGCGACTGTTCCGCCTGCGTTGTCCACGACGTTTCCGTTCGCGGTCGCATCAGCCAGATAGCCGTCAGTCAGGGCAAGGAAGTCATCCGTGGATGTTTCGTCAGCCTGAATTGCCATTTCTTCAAGATCGCGCGATGCCGCTTCGACCATGAGGGTTTGGATCGTGTCAACCAAGCCACCGGATGCAGGAGAACCCGCGCCGCCTGAACCGTCCGAATTCATGCCGATGTTGCCGCGTTCGATGTTGTCTTCGATCACATCATACGGGAGGCGAACTTCAGCCACGACTTCATTTGTATTCAGTTGGACTTGACTGGTTGTTGGCTTGGAGCGTTCCCCCGACGTGAGGGCCGTTGCCGACGTACCGGCCCGCAAGATGCGAGTTCCGAACTGGATTTTGTTGATGTTCCGTTGTGGCGCAGCCATTTCGACCACACGGATGACTTGCAGCATCGTCGGCTGTTTGATCAGCTTGCGGATGAATGCGTTGCCCTGTTCAGCGGTGAGTGCACCACCATTGGAGGTCAGGTCAGTGAGTGCAAGGTCGGCCTTGCGGAGAAGATCACGGTTGTTCATGGCTCTGGTCCTTTCTTTGATTAGGAGCCTGTAGAAAGGGCTAGGCCCTGTTACTTGCGCGAGTAAGCGGTGTCCATCAAGGGCATGGATGCCCCATCGTCCGAACCGCCTCCGTTGTCGTTGTTGCGGAGTTGGACCACGTTGGCAGGGTCTTCCTCAGCAGCGGTCACGACAGACCCACCGACCGCTTTGGCGAGTTTCTTCTGAGTGGCTTCCTGCGCCTGCACGCGGGTTGCCAATCCTTCGACACTTTTTGCGACTTGACTGATTTGACCTCCAATGGATTTGGTCAGGGCGTCCATCATAGCGTTGAGGGATGCTTCAAAGTCAGCGTTCGGGGTGGACGTACCCTCCGGGAGTTCCTCAAGGTTGTCTGGCTTGGCGTCGGCTTTGACATCCTCTACCGCGTCGTCAGCAGGGGCGTCAGCGGCCACGGGGGCGTTCTCGGGTGAGGTGGTCAATGTTTCTTCGACATCGCCGTCAGCGGCCCCGTCAGCGGCTTCAGCGGGCTTGGTCACGTCACCGAACACAGCGTCGTAAACTTCCGACTGGAACCCTTCGCCCGGTACTGCACCCATGCCACCAATTTCAGTCGGGGACACAACCATCAGGGCCTTTTCAAACTTGAACGCTTGAACGGGTAGTTCGGAGATAAGGGTTTCGATGTATCCACCGAATTCGCCCAGCGCCTTACTGACTTTGTTCTTCATGTCATCAGGCGACTTGGTGTCTTCATCCATGGCGATGTTGCGGATGACAGTGTGGAGCGCGTCCATGCCGATCATGAGGCCGGGGACGAACCCTTCGGTTTTCACAGCGTCACCGAACGTCGCGGCTTCCATGTCGTAAAGCGACAGCGACTTCTTCAAGTTGTCCACTGTGTAAGCGATGCCGACGGCGTTCCCGGCGTGAACCAATTGCTCTGTGTCGGTGGGTTGTGTACCTGACTTGCGCACAACGAACATGCCATCAGTTTCGGAGATTTCAGCTTTGTCACCATCCATCAGGAGGACGGCAGCGCCACGGGCTTGAGCCTCGGATTTGGCGATGACAGACGTGACCAAAGGTCCACGCGTGCCAAAGAGATTTTTGAGAGTGATATTCATCGGGAAGTCTCCTTTCGTTTCAGTCCCGTCTTCACGCTTGACGAATTTGAAGGGCGTTCGGTTTGCAGGACGGTCCACAAGTGAAACGTGGGTGACGTCCACGTCATGTAGCAGCTTGCGCTTATGTTTTGTGCTGGGGGTCACGGAAGCCTCTCGTCATTCGCTTGATATTTTGCGTAGACGGGGCTTCCTATCCGCGTCGG